ATTGTTCGCCCGGGCGAGCTCGGCGGTGATGTTGCGAAGTCTCATGCTCAACTGCTGAACCATCACCCCGGCAGGCAAAGGCTCACCTGTTTCGGCGCAGACCCATCCCGACGCGTTACAGGCCTCGCAATCCAGCTGATAGAACGTGCCGCTGGTGACAGTGGCGCCGCGGCAGATTCCGCACTCCATCAGCTTCATCAATTCCTTCCGAAAGGCGGGACCATGGCTCTTTTTCATCATTTTTAAACCTCGCCTATGGTTGATTCGGTGATGGTGCTCAAAGCCACGTAATCCGTGGTCTGTAGCTGACTGTCAGAATCTCCCGATCTAATGCCGGTCAATCCGTGAATCAGGGAAAACCCCTTCCCGTCTAGATGGGCGTGCCACCTTTCCAACGCATCGCGCTTGCGGGCCATGACGTCGGACTGGATGTACACCTTCACGTTGTGACCCATGGCGTGGTTGATCAGCAGTTCACCAATGAGGTGGTCGATACCGATGTCTGCTCAGCCTGTTCGCGCCACCTTGCGCAGGTCATGGCTGGTCCACTCGCCTCTCCCCAACCGGGCGAACACTGCACTGGCCTGGCCTTCACTGAGAGGCTTACCACTGCGCGCCGGGAACACGAACTGTCCGTCGTAGCCGTTGGCGTGCTGCCAATCTCGGTACCGGATCAGCAGCGCGCACATCTGCTCGGTCAGCGGCAAGTGATGCTCGATGCCGGTCTTGGTGTGCTTGCCGGGAATGAACCACTCCCGCTCGGCCAGACTGATGTGGGACCACTGAGCCAGTCGGCTCTCACCGATGCGCGTGCCGTGGCAAAGCATCAGCAGCGCCAACATGGCGTCGCGCGGCTCGCTGTCAAAGACGTCGTTCAATTGCTTCAACAGCGCAGGGAGTTGCACCCCACGCAACCGAGACGGCTTGATGCCCACTTTGGCCTTGGAGAAGTCGCTGAACTTGATGTCCTTCATCGGGTTGGCCGAGATAAGCCGCAGCTTGAAGGCTTGCCGGAACGCCAGCGCCAGCAGTTGAAACACCAGGCGCACATAGTCGATGGAGACCGCTTCCTGCATCGGCCACATCAACAGGGTGTCGAGCGTGGCCTTGTCGATGCTGGCCAGCGGCGTATCGCCCAGGCGCGGAATGAGGTGACACTTGATTGCCGAGGCTCCGGTTTTCTTGCGCTTGTCCGACAGATTGCGGTCGCGTAACTGCCGCGCGGCGTACCAGTCCAGCAACTCTTTGGTGGTGACCCACTTGGAGAGGTTGGAGCCCGCGCCAGCGTCGAGGCGCAAGCGGATGCCGGGCAGCGCCGCGACGACCTGCTTGGCGTTCAGGTCGGGGAAGTTGCCGATGTGGTTCCACTTGCCCTTCGTGACCAGATACCAGGATGCGCGTGCGCGATTGCGGGTGAAGCGCAGGTACAGGCCTTTGTTCTCGACGTCGCGCAGATCCTGAACGTGACCAATAGCCTGGCGCTTGATTTCCGGATCGGTGATTTTTACTGCGGCTGTCCCGGTCATGCGGCCACCTGAGTGCGGGGAAGTTTGAGGTATGCGGTCAGCGCTTCCATCGCATCGGCGTGACCCCGACAGACGATCGCCAGATAACCCTGTTCTATCAGTGCGTGCAGGCACGCGTCCTGGCTGGGAGACACTGGAGAGTCGTGCGGCGGTGCGGCCTTAAACTCCAGATACAGACCGAAGTAGCCGCCGCGAGCCATCGGCAAGATGAGGTCGGGGATTCCCGGCTTCACGCCCTGCTTCTTCAGCTCGATGGCGACCAGCTTGTGCCGGTGCCCGCCGTTCGGGACGTGGAAGATCAGCTTGGCAGCCGCGGGATGACGAAGCGCCAGGTCCAACAGCAAGGCTTTCTGCTCCATGCCTTCCCAATCGATCGGCTTGGCGCGGGGCACCTTCGGCTTGAAGGCTTTCAGGGACAGTGGCTTCAAGCGGCTACCTTCCCTTCCGCGACCAGAATGTCGATGGTGCGGACCACGCCTTCCAGGTGCATGACGCGCAGTTCATCGCGGCTGAATTCAGTCTTCGCCCGGGCGTCGACAGCATCATGGCAGGCGCTGCAAGACCAGGCGCCCTGTAGGTCGTTTGGCTTCAAGCCAGTGCCACAGCGGGTGCCGGCCATGCGGAAATGCGCGAGGATGGTGGTATCTGAATCACCATTGCAGATGCCGGGGACACGAATTTGGCAGTCCCGGCCGCGCGCCGCCTTCGTAAGCTTGGTCTGCTTGCTCATAGCCAGGTCCCGAACTGATATTCCACTGGCGGAATAGAACCGTCGTACCCGGCTTCCATAAAGGTGATGAAGCATTGCGCGACTTCGAACAAGGACCTGATCGTCTTCACGCGCGCACCTCCGAAAGGTCCAGAACCTCGTAGGTGCTTGGCCACATCATGCGGCCGAACGTATCGGCAATCAGCTTGTGCTCGAACAAGGCAATGGCCGGATCAGGGGCGTTCGCCAGATCGATCTTGGATGAGCAGGCGTACACCGCAAAACGGAATGTCGCGGGGTCTGGTCGAGACAGGCTGGGATTGCTCACTGCGCAATCCCCTTCAACAAAGCCTGGAGCTGCTTGAGCTTGCCCAGCGCCTCCGTGTTGCTGTCGCGCTCCACTTCAACCGACAGAGCCACCTCTTCGATGCGTAGGGACAGAGACTGGAGACGCGACGAGATTTCACCAGCCAGGCCCACCACCTCAGCGGACAATCCAGCCAACGCATCCAAAGCCGAGACATCTGACTTCTTGATCGAGACTACGGTGTCAGACGTTACTTTCGGCATGGGCTGCTCGCTTTTAGGTTTGAGGGTGAATGCGTCACGCTGGAACTTGCCGCCGGCTGGCTCGCGGATAATCCCGGCATCCTTCAGCTCACAAAGGGCGCGGCGGATTGCGTGTGCAGAGACGGTCGTAGCGTTCGCAGCAAGCGCGGCGCCGTGGATGTCGTGGGCACTCCAGCATTCTTGAATCGGGATATGGACGAAAACCTTCCGCGCGATTGAGGACTGACCGGAAAGGAGCTGATGCAGACGAGCTTCAGTGAACGCCATTGGCAGATTCCTCGACGTGCGGGGCGGGCATGGCAGCAGTGCGACGAGCCCGCAGTTGGGCCAACGCTTGCTGACCGACTTCTGGGGTTACCTTGGGAGCGGCCTGGGCGGGCAGCGCCTTCGGCATCGCTTTCAGCGGAAGACCGGCAAGCAGACGGCGGATGGTGATCGTGTAGTTGCGGTCGAACAGCTTCAGGCTCAGGCCGGTATCGAGCTTGTTCAGGCTTTCAAAGCCACACTCTTTGGCTGTGTGCCATACCGCGTCGTGCGACCACTTGCCCTGCCCAGCCATGCACGGATGAGCATTGCGGCACGCCTCGCGATGGGCTGCGGCGAGCGTTGGGAGTCCGAGCATCTCCGGGGTTGGCTTGCACCACTCGATGAACTGTCCAGGGCTTGGAATGAAATCGCCTGGCTGCTTCCGAGCCTGCGTCATGCCGAAGTCGATCTGACCTTGCGTGCACACGCCCTCTTCGAGAAATGCCTGATACCACTGCCGCTTCGCAGCCTGATAGGTGGCCTGGTCTGGCCAAGCCTGCCGCCAAGCAGAGCGGATCGAGCGCAACTCCTTGAACAGTCCGTTGATAGCTGTGACCAACGTGCTGTCGTGCTCGGTTACAGGCGCGGAATCAGATGCGGAGATGAACTCGCCTGATTGAGCGGAGTTCCACAGGCCCTGGGCTATTACGGATACGTTCTTCACGATTGCACCCCCGGTACCCAGTCGATGTCGCTGTCGTCAAAATCTTGAGCTAGCGGCTTAGCAGGGAACTGCCGAACATTCGAAGAGGCTGCGCGGGCTTTGTCGCTCAACACCCACTTGACCAACATCTGCACCCATTCGGCCTGAGTGTTCACTTGCCCACGCGACTCGTAGAAAGCAGTGAATGCCCGGTGAATCTCATCAGTGAACAAGTCCATGGCCACACCAGAATGTGTCGCATAGGTCTTCAGCAGCTTGGCGTCAGCCTGCCAGTCGAGGGTCATTTCGCTGGGCATGCGAGGATCAACTGAACCCTGCGCGGAGAGAGGGTGTTTATTCTTCTCTACATCTTCTTTAGGTAACGCATCGCTAACGATTGGATCGTTACCTTTTGCGTTTGCGGATTTGTGATTTGCTACCCGTTTCGCCGTAAGAAGCCTGTTCTTAGCGGTCTTGCCGTTATGTCGGTCAAAATGTGGAAGGCTGATCACCCCGTCGGCTTCCACCATCCACATCACAGATTTCATGTGCTCGCAGAAACCGGTAACGCCCACCATACGATCAAGTAACTTTTTACTAACGCTCGGAGCGTTACCGTCTTGGGTCTGCTGGTCGAACCAACCCCACACGCGCATCAATTTGCCGACAACAGCATCAGGGTCAATATCGGCCAGGTCTGCGATTTGGCAAACCTCGGGCTTATCCAGGGTTGTGAGTTCGAACTTGATCCAATCACCAGCCATCACGCGCGCTCCTGTAGAAGCTCAGCGAGCCTGGTGAGGCCCTTCGGCGTTACCAGCGGTTGGAATGCCGCCCGCTCCACGCCAGTTTCCTGATCCGGCTTAAGAGATGTGACTTTGTGGATCAGCAGGCCCGAGGTGATGCGCGGTTCGCGAGCGACCCACCGGGTGGAACCGCTGCGCCGGTAGATCCAACGATTCTGCTGCATCCAGTCGAAGAGCCGTGCTGGTCGAATTTGCAGCTGCTTGGCGGCGTCGGTGATGCAGATCGCGCCGCATGCACTGGCGAGGCGCTTGATTGCCGCGACTTGCGGGGCCTGACGCTGGATCACATCTTGGAGCTTTTGATTTTGCTCTACCTGGTCTGCCGCGAGGCGCAGCGCTTCGGACAGCGACGAAGGAATCTGAAACTGTCCAACTACTCGGCCTTCAAGTTCGTGCCAGCGCCGGATGACACGCATACGCAATGCGGCGTTGTAACCAGTCAACAAGCAATCCGTGTGCTCACGGTCGAGCAGATATTGGACTTGCCGCCGATTGCGACCATCAAGATAGATGTCCTCAAAACTGAGGACATTGGCATTCAGGTCGGTCAGCATGTTCAAGATGTCGCGCTTGACGTTGTCGTGACGCTTCTCGGTCAGTTCGGCGATCTCAACCGAGGACATCACCTGACGTGTCAGGTTTGTAGGCGCAGTCAAAGCTGACGAGTCAGGCCCTGTATTGCTTGCGGCGGATGTTGTGTGCATAATCGACCTCGCTAACGCTGTAGAAAGAGCCGACCTCGACCGTCGGCTTTTTTGTGCCTGGGATTTAGTGAATCTTCGAAGCGATGAGTGATGCTTGATCGGCCATCGCGACCGCATGTGCGGCAAGCGAGCGGCAGAAGGATTCGAATGACTCGGCGTAGACGTGGTCCTTGTGATCGAACACGCCATCGGCGAAGACCTTGCCGCCCAGCCCAGCGACCAGACCGAAGTTCGTGGCGATGCCAGCGAACACCTGAAGAGCGTCATCCACCCCTGATCCGATTTGCTTGACCGCCAACAGGCCGTAACGGCTTGCCAGTTCAGTCAAGGCGCGGTCACGCCATGGCTGGTCCAGAGCGGCCACCCACGACTCTTCAATCCACGATGGAATTTCGATGCGGTCGCCGCTGTCATCCAGCCAACGCTCGACCCGCTTACTCCAAGTCTTGTAAGCGCGGCCGTACGCCTGCATGTCTGCGGTTTTGGTCATCGCCTGAAGATCAGGAAACCCTTTCTCTTTGCAGCGGGACGGCGCTCGGTCGAACAGTTGGTGATTGAGCTGCTCAGCAAAACCGTCTTGGCTCATGCTGGTGCGGGCGATCATGTCGCGGGCAATGGCAACCAGCACCGCATCGCGTGTTTCGTGTCGCAAGTTCGACGTTTCCATGAGGCTCTCTCGCTCGTAATCTGTGGTCATGCCATTTCGCTACTACTAATCAAGGACGAGTCGATGACCGCCTCACTTTCTTCAAGCGACGGATTTACCCGGATGGGCTTCAGCGAGCAGCCAGGACGGTTCGAAAGGCTTGCCATTCGCCAAGGCGAGCGCAGCAATACGCTCTGCATATCGGGTCTCGCCGGTGTACTCAGTGCGAGGCAGGCATTCGGCGGTGAGCCACTTGTAAACCGCGCGGGGCGACTTGCCACACGCCAGGGCAACCACTGGAACGCCGCCGGCGTCATCAATCGATTTCTTGAGCGGGCCCATGTGGCCTCCGTAGATAATATGAACTTGCAGTACATATTATGTCGGAACTGAAAGTACATGCAAGCGCGTGCGATATTGAACCTATGGTTCATATAGATGAAATACGCAGCGCCTTCACATCCCGCCTCAAACAGTCACTTGCCGCGAAAGGCATTGATCAGTGGGGAGCGGGCGCTCGTCTCGCCGAAATAGCCAAGGTGACTCCGAAGGCGGCAAGCAAGTGGCTCAATGGGGAAGCTTTGCCAGGCCCGGCAAAAATGCAGGCCATCGCTGCTTTCCTTGGTGTCAAGATTGAGTGGCTGCAGCACGCTTCGGGCGAGGGGCCAAACTCATACCTAGATCAGTCCGAGGCGTCAGAGTCTTTACCTACCGCTGCTGACAAGCTCCGGGAAATGCTGGCGGGCAAATCTCTTGGCAGTGAAAAGCTACAGAAGCTTCTGGCAATTGCCGAAGGTGATGAGGTCGAGATGGCTGGAGGCGTCTTGGTGCATGACGCCTACAGACCCGGCAAGACTGGCGATGAAGTGTGGATTGCTCACTACGATGTGAGAGGCGCGCTAGGTGGGGGCGAGATCGCGCATGACTTCCCTGAGATGCTTCAGGACGTTCGAGTCAGCCCGTCCCAGCTCCGCGCCATGGGGGTCGATTTCAAAGAGCACTATCACCTAAAGATGATTACCGGTTGGGGCCAGTCAATGACGCCAACGATAAAGCACGGCGATCCGTGCCTGGTGGACATCAGCATCAAGGAATTCATCGGCGATGGGATCTACTTCTTCTCCTACCAGGGCTTCCAGTACATAAAGCGGCTGCAAATGAAGGGCAAGGACAAATTCAAGATGCTTTCGGACAATCGGAAGCACAAGGCTGAGGACATTTTTCTCGAAGAGACCTATATCCAAGCGCGCGTGCTTTTTGTATGGAATGGCAATTTAGTGTGAGAACTAATCGACTTGCGCACCTGACAAAAAGGCAGGGTAAGCGAAGGCATATACAGGAAGTTAAGCATGTCCAAAACTCGATTTAATCTTTTTCGATATCAGCTACTTCCGAGGGACAGATATTTCCAAGGTGACCTTTATGGGCCTAAATCTGTAGATGACCTTATTGAGCAAAAAAATAGGATATTTGCCGACGCACTCAGGCTCCCCACAGCTTTTAAAAGCGAAAGAGCCCAAATTAATGTCCAAAAGCTTTACGAAGAGTATAATTTCTTTCTGTTTCGACTCGCTGTTAACAGGTCAGTAAATCTCGAGACTAAGGAATTCAGCGTCAGATCAGTTGATAACTGGCCGAAGATACTGATCGCCATATGGAATGATCCTGAAATACAACTTATCGCTGTGCAACATAGACTTCAAGCATTTCAGCACTCTAGAGCTGTTGCTAAGCTGATAATGAAATCCATTGAAGAGCCCTTATCCCGACACCAGCTGATTTCTTCGGTAGAGCCATTAATAGAAAAGCGGGTTTTCTGGGACCTTGTTGAGAAGCATCGAGGCAGGATCAAACGGGTAGAGTTTGAGCTAGTCACGCCAAACATGGCGTCGATCTCAAAGGCGCTCCCGGAGGATCTTCGATCTTTCGCGAAGAAGACTAATGCGGTCAAGAGCACCCTAGCTATTGAGGCAGATCCTGGCGCCTCGTTGGTTTTAGATAAAGCCGACCCAACGGTCGACGGACTTGCGTCATACACAAGTGACGGTGGCGGCAGCGTGTCAATTACGCTTAACGGTGTAAAAAAGAAAATAAATACCGCGAACGAGGTAAAGGAAATAGAGATAGGAGATGCTAAACTGGAGGGATCGGCGGCTGATATTGCCAATATCCTAAGGGAACTGATGAAATGATAAAACAGGTGCTGACAAATACGCTTATCGCATTAGGTATAGGCTATGTGTGC